AGAAAGAAGTCCTGAAATTTCATGGCAAGACTTTCTCAAACTCACGCCAGATGATGTTAACGACACTGATGTCGCCGAGATACAAACAACCGACCACAATAAACAAGCATTACTTGAAGCCTTCACCGCTGGATGGGATGCGGCTCATAATAACAGATTTTCTATCAGGGTAAACTTTGATAAATGGTATCATGAGAAGGCATGTAAATAATGAACCCCATAACACCAATACCAGGAACACGCTTTCAGATGGATGAACAGAACAAGAAACGAATGGAGAATTTACGCAAATTACAGAAAAAGAATGATGACATTCGGCGTGGTAAGTTTGGGGAGATGTTTAAGGATGAATTAAAAAACAAAGTAGAAAAGTAATATGAAATACGAGGACAAATATAAAGCTACAAAATATCATAATTACACAGACATTAAAAGTGAGATACATAAATGAGCCAACGGAATAAACAAAATAAGCAAATAAGGAAAGCCTTAAATTCTCAAGCTGGGAAAATAGCGGTTAGATTCAGAGTTGAAAATGATATTCTATATGAATTACTGTATGATGCAATGGTAAAGGATTTTATATTAAATATCGCTTGGCCGGTAGGTATTTTATACGGATTATTTATTACTCACTGTATATCAGTAATATTAAATTAATTGACAGATAGATAAGATGAACCTATCAGGATAGAGTAATCATAAATAATTATGGATCAATCAGAACAAAGAGAAACAAATTCGGACAAATTTACTCCTGAAGAGCTGCAATTAATTGGTTTAGTTATTAAAACCCCAACTATAACAAAGACAAAACTTGCTCAGGTCATGAAATTAGGTCGAGGCAAAATAATTGAAATATACAACCGGGAGCATGTCCAGAATAAAATAAAAGACTACCAGCTATCAAATATTGATAAATTCAATGAATTGCAAACCGAAGCTCTTGAGGGTATATCAAAATTATTTAAATCAAAAAAAGAAATTATCCGGCTACAGGCATATAGGCCTTTTGTCGAGGCGTTGAAAACCATCAAGCTTGAACATTCAGGACACATTGATTCAAATATACATTCTGATCTATTAAAATCTGCCAATGGTGAAAACGGAAAATCTTGATGCTATTAAAAAGCTTATGGCCTATCCTCACAGGTTAGGACATTATTTAGGTTATCAGTATTTATCAGAAGTGCATGACGAATGGATACGTCACGTATGGAATCCGGAGAAAGACACATCATTACAGGCACACAGGAATAGTTATAAAACGACTGCCGTTCTGGTTGTTGGATGTATTTGGAATCTTCTTGCACGTCCGGATGACAGAATATTAATCATACGTAAAACACTTACAGACTCCGCTGGAATATTATCAGAGATTAAAAGTCAGTATGAGTCAGAAAAAATGCAACATCTTTACAGTCTGATCGGGGTAGAAAATATAAAAACTGATCGCTGGCGTGTTGACTCAATGACACTATCCACAAAATCACAACCCAGCAAGGAGGGCAATATTGACGCTATCGGGGTCGGTGGGTCTCTTACTGGTCGACATTATGAGCGTATACGCCCAGACGATATTATTACGACACTGGACAGGTACAGCCGGGCAGAACGTGAAAAAACCAAACACTTCATAGCGGAATTAAATAATATTAAAACTCAGTGGGGTGAAATAGGATACACCGGGACTCCGTGGCATACAGATGATGGATGGTCAATGATGCCAGAACCATTAAAGTGTGCAATAGGAGAAAGGCATATAAACGGGTTTAGATATGATTTGATTGATCAATTAAAGAAAAGCATGTCCCTATCGTTATGGGCTGCAAACTACGAATTAAAACATATATCTGATGAAGGGCGTATATTTTCAGATCCTGTTTATGAGGAGTGGCCTGATCAATTACAGCCTATTGCAATACTTGATCCTGCATATAAAGGTAAAAATAATACATCATTGGTTATTGGTGGAAAATATAACGGGTTAATATATTTTCGTGGATGGACATGGAGAAAAGACGTTACCCAGATGTACGGTGATATTATTAAATTGTTATCTGACTATAAATCAGGGACATTGCATGTTGAGTCTAATGCTGATAAAGGCATGGCTGCCAAAGAATTAAAAAAAATACGCGGAACTGGTGTTGAGGAATACCACGAAAAAGAAAATAAGCATATGAGAATTATTACTTATGTTAGAGGCAAGCAGGATATATTGAGAGTAGCCCCAGATTGTCAAAGTGAGTTTGTGGCCAACTGGATTGATTATCAAGAAGGGATCGAGCCAGATGATGAGGCTGATGCACTTGCAGGTCTAATTAGAAAATTATTTGTAGCAAAAAAGAAAATTCATCACGGTTCAATAAATCTTCCAATATAAAATACTTGAAATTATTTAGTTTAAAATAACTCTAAATCCATGAGTAAGCTCAGACAGGACGGAGAACAAAGAACACCAATAGAGTTTGCAGATACATGGCAGAAAGACGCTTTTGGAGCAGTCAGAATGTCAACCCCCACAAACTATATTTCTACCGTTCCTTTATATCATGAATTTGAACATTATTATTCTAGCAAAGTAACTGGTACAGGAACATTCTCGATAATTTCAGGTGAACCAGCTATTTTATTTGATTGTCCGGCAATAGGTGATGAGGTAATCAGACAAACAAAAACATGGTGGTCATATCAGGCAGGAAATAGCCAGCTCGCAGAGGCTACAGGAGTGCTTGATACTAATGTTGGAACTATATCAGAAATTGGCTATTATGGTGATTTTACATCAGATGGAAATGGTTTTAACGGGGTAGCCCTTGGAAACGATGTCAATGGTGAAACATATATTTGTCTGTATACAAGTGTACCAGGATTAAGTCATCAAAAAGTATATTTAAATAAAAATGAATGGAACGGACAAGACAGAGACTATATCAAATATAAATTAGCTGGTTCTGGAATAAATTTCGCAAAGGCCCAAATTTTTGCTCTGGATTTAGAATTTTTGGCTGTTGGGCGGGTAAGAGCAGGTTTTTATTATGCTGGTAAATTCTGGGAAGCTCATACTTTTGATAATGCGAATAAGAACACAAGCCCGTATATGTTGACAGCATCTTTACCAATAAGATATTATTGTAAAAATGTGTCCCGCGTTGGCGGTGCATCAATGAAACAAATATGCTCTACTGTTAAAAGTGAGGGTGGTCGTGATATATTTGGCGTTAGACAGGTTATACGTTCTTGGAATCCGGGTAACCCTACTTACCCAACACCATACAATGCACCAACTCCAATAGCTATAACAAATGGGGCGTATAAAGACGTATTAGTATTTTCTCCAAAATCTTTATTTAATACAAGGCCAAACAGAGCAAGTGTTATACCTATTGCATATTCTATAACAGTAATAGGGCAAGGTACAGCATGTATTGAATTCTTGCACGGTGAACGCTCTGAAATAGGAAGCGCATTGGTAGTTGGGGCAGCGTGGAGAGATGTATCTTCAAGTGTACATGAACCTAGCTGTACAGAATATCTAATAGCCTCAGATTTTGCAGATGGTCATGCAAATATTTATGATGCTCATGTACATGGAGCAGATTTTTCATCAGGCGATGTCAAGGGATCTGTTTCAGCGGGTGGTACAGATTTTAAAAGCTTTGTTTATTTAAATCGAGGTCTTGACCATATCGATGACGCAGATGCTGGGATGTATGCTTTTAGAGTACATGCCTTAAATGCTAATATCGAAATATACATTGAAGCGAGTGTTTTGGAATTATATTGACATAAGATATAAAACATAGATAGAGGTTATACAGTGATTGAATTATACAACTCGCTACAATTATATGAATTTTCAGCAAAAGACAAATCCGGGAAATTACATAGAGTAAAGACAGACCAGCAGTATTTATTTCTGACACCATTCCAGAGGCAATTGATGTATGAAAAATGCCCGCCTGTTTTATCGGTTATATCTGGTCGTGCAAATTGGGCTTCTGGGCTACCGTTTGCAGTAACATCGGTACATGAACATGTAGACGAAATAGAATCTGGATTGAATGATATGCGTCAGATTCATAGCGAGTTTCAAGACAATGATCCTCGCAGTATTGGAATAAGAATCCGCGTCTTTTACAATCTCAAAAAGTATCTTATTGACATTAAACCTGATTTGAGCAATTTTAATGGAGCATTACGCCGATGGAAAAACAATGTAAAATTTGAGAGTAAGAAATCGAAATCAGAAGTTGAGGACTGGTTGGCGATGCCAGCTCCCGGAATAACACGAGGCGAATTTATTAAAATGGCAGTTCAGGATTTATTGATTCATGGGTCACTTGCAATAAACTGGTCAACAGTATTCGATAAAATTCACAACATAAACGTGATGCAGGGCGGTTCAGTAATTCCAGTTAAGACAAATACGTCAATCGGTGCAATCGGTTATGTTCAGGTGATTGAAGGAGAAAAAGACCCGTTGTTTTTTTATCCGGATGAATTAGCATATATTCAGTACATGCCGTCATCGTCAAAATTAACCGGAGTAATTCCAATGAACGCTCTGGTATCACTTGTCACAGAAAATTTATTATTCTCAGAACTTATGGCAAAAAAAGCAGATCAGGACGAACCACCGGAAAAATTACTGGCATTTTCCGATAGAGAAGACGATGACATTGACGATCTTCCTGGTACAATGTCTCCAGACGAGCAGTCCAGAGTTGAAGAAAAAATAAATCAGAGAAACAAGAAAAAAGCAATAGCGACAATAACAGGATATGGAACCCCGACAGTAATTGACCTGACAAGATCAGAGACATTAGCGGTTTTATCTGAGCGTCAAAATAAAATCGATAAATATGTTGCGATGTCGTTTAATGCCTCAAACATTGAAGTCAATCAAACTGGTAGCGATGGAACTAATGGCAGATCAACTTCAGAAGCACAACTCGAAGGGGATAGAGTAAAAGCAGTTGGGCCAACACTAAATTCAATTGAGTCATTATTTAATGAGTATATTTTCCCTCGAAAATTTGGTAGTAATTTCTGGGTAGAGTTCTCATACCCAAAATCTGAAAAAGATACCATCGACAATGTTATAAAACTAAAAAATTCCGGTCTAATCGCAACAAATGAGGGCAGAGTAAAACTTGATATGCTGGAAAAAATAGATTCAAA